AAGTTATTGTATTTATTATAAAGTATGCAGTTAATTTTGTCAACTAAATACTGCAAGGAGAAACAGTATGGTTGCAGAAGCAATAGGCGGTATCGCTAACAGTGCCAAAAAAGCAGTAGGAAACCTCGTTCCTGATCCGCTTAAAGACCTATTTGGAGGGTTGCCTACAGACGGGCTTCCTGAACAGAGTTCGGTAGTGGAAGGCACTTTTAACGATGACGCAATTGACTGGAGGGTAAAACTAAGCATTCCTTCTAATTATGAAGACTTTGCAGACGGCGAAGCAAACATTATTCAACCTCTCATTGATACAGGTGGTTTGGTTTTTCCGTACACACCTAATATTTACATCGCTTACAGTGCAAGCTATGACAAGCTGACGCCCACCCACTCCAATTATCCTTTTCCCATTTACCAAAACAGTTCTGTAGATCAGTTTGTTATTACTGGGACATTTACTGTTGAAAATGCTTCAGAAGGAGCTTATTGGATTGCTGCTAATCAGTTTTTGAGATCGGTAACCAAAATGGCATATGGACAAAGTTCAAATCCAGGATCTCCTCCTCCGGTTTTAAAACTTAATGGATACGGCGACTTTATTTTCAAAGATGTTCCGGTAGTAGTAGAACAGTATACAATTACTCTACCCGAAGATGTTGATTACATACAGGTTCCTATAGGGGCAAACGGTTCGTATGTGCCTACAAGATCAGAAGTTTCTCTCACAGTCTTCCCGACCTATAGCAGAGACTCAGTAAACCAATTTAACCTTGACAAGTTTGTGAGAGGAGACTATGTTCTGCAAGGCGGCGGAGGTAAGTACATCTAATGGCAGAATATAATACAAGTTCTCCGTGGTTCCAAACAGAAATTATAGAAGGTCAATATCTTGATTTGCTAAGGATACGGCCTATTCCAGCAAGTTCAGACGATATTCAGTACACAATCGAACCGCAATTTACATATAGACCTGACCTGCTCGCCTATGGTTTATACGGAAATCACAAGCTTTGGTGGGTGTTTGCACAGAGAAATATGAATATAATCAAAGATCCTGTATATGATATCAAACCAGGTGTTGAAATCTATCTTCCTCAGGGCCCACGCATGAGAGACATTCTAGGAGCATAAATGGCATCATCTGATATTAGAGTAGGACCAAGAAGTACTAGCCTCGGGCCCGCTGGAGTGTTAGATTCGGTAGTCGACGAAGCACAAGAGGGTTCTGCTTCTTCTTCTTCTCAAGGAAGCGGCCGGTTCTATAACAATGTTCTGTCAGAATATGCTTCTTATAGCTGTCTTATAACTTTTGGCGTATTGACAGATAGAGAAGTTAACGATCCTGCAAATACATATAGGCAGAACGGGCCTGAAAGAATTATTGCAAAATCTGCAGGATCCGATTCTAGACAGGTTCCGACGTTATACGAACAAGAACTTGGGATTACCGCTGAGTATTTTATAGATAATTTAGAAATCACATCCGTGCTGGTTCCAACTGGACAAACCAGGCAGACAAATTCTAATATCATGACTTTTTCTATAAAAGAGCCTTATTCTATGGGTCTATTACTAGAAACTCTTGCAGCAACCGCGCAAGATGCTTATCCTGATCGTGCACCTGATGGAAATTTTACTGTATCATATATAGATGTCCCATATCTACTCATGATAGAGTTTGTAGGCTGGAACGACGACGGTGAATATGTAAAAATACCAAATACTACAAGATTTATTCCTATGCGCCTGACTAATTTAGATTTTACTGTAGATGCTGGTGGCGCCGCTTATAATTGTAGGGGAGTTGTATGGAATGAAATAGCTTTACTAGATGAGGTACAACGAGTAGAACAAGATATACAAATAGAAGGCACAACAGTGGCCGAATTCCTTCAATCTAGTGAAGACAATGACAGATCAAGCCTGACCTCGATTTTGAATCAAGTTGAAGAATCTGAAAAACAAGCCCAAAATAAACCTCAGCCGGATCAATATATCATTGCATTTCCTAAAGATGGCGCAGCGTTGTCAGCAGAGATTAGACAAACTGAATCGACAAATCAAGGAGCTACTACACCTGGCAATGATCCTGCCCAAACAACAGTTTCTTCCGACACAGATGTTACTCTTGATCAAATCAAAGACATAGTAACGAATCCTCAAAATATTAACGAAATAGGACAAGCTAAACTTTCCAAAAGTGCGTTTGATGCAGGATCAAAGTTTATGGGAATAGCGGATGATGATACCTTAGAAACTACTAATGACGGAACTAAATTTTTTATTAGAAATTCTTTTCAGGTAAGAGAAGATTTTAATTCTATTTCTTTAATGCGTGGGATCCGTATTCAAGATATTATCGAAAACCTAATACTAATGTCAGAATATGGAGAACAGTTTGTAACAGCAGACTCGGACGATAAAGGCAAAAAGAAATACTGGCGAATAGAAACGGATGTTTATACCCAGGCAAATCAAGAAAATTATACCAAACGCCAGCGTTCTGCGAAAATATATGTATTTAAGGTTCTAGTTTATCGTGTAAGTGAGTATCATTTTAATCATACATCTACAACAACAAAAGGCATAGAATCATTAAAAGCATCGATACCTAAGAAATATGACTACATATATACAGGAAAGAATGATGATATAATTAATTTCGACCTAACATTTAATACTTCTTTTTATGCAGGAATTGCTCGAGATCAAGGCACGACAAGACAAGATTCGGTAGTACGGAGAGATACCGAGTCAGAATCAGTTCGAACACTTGGCGAGGGCACGCAGCAAACAGGAGAAGCTACTGTACCACTTGAATCAGTAAGCACGACGACAAGCCCAACTGGAGGGTCGGGCAGTATAGAACAAAGCAATCTTAATAATATCGCGCGTTTTTACAATGATGTTATCCTAAACTCATCAGCTGATTTGATAGTTGTAGATTTAGAAATTTGGGGCGATCCTTACTATTTTTCAGATAGCGGCATAGGTAATTATACAGCTAAACCAGATCCCGAACAGCCGCAAACTATGGCCAATAAAACAATTTCCTATCAAAATAACGAGCCTTATCTTTTGTTAAATTTTGCAACACCTATTGATTACGATCAAAGTGATAATACCGAATCTTATGGAGAAATGATGTTTCCAGGCACAAAGAACAAACCTGTTAGACAATTTAGTGGAGTATATAGAATTCACACTATGACAACTACTATTTCGCAAAACAAGTTTACTCAAATTCTAAAACTTACTAGAGTTAGAAACCAACAAGGCACTGCAGCAGGAGATTCTCTAACTGAGGAAGGCAGCACTGATAATCTTAGTTTATTTGCTCAATCGCTTTATGGATGGCAAGCATCTGCCCAAGGTGGTAACGAGTGAAAGATTGGGTTAATACTAATACCGGTAGTTATAAACGTTCGCCTTACAGCCTTGTAGATAATACCTGGAACCCTGGACCTTATCTCGCAGTTGTAAGGAACCACCTTGATCCGCAATTTCAGGGCAGAATTGCAGTTGAATTCTTGTATAAAACCTCTGTCGGCAACCTTCCAAAAAATGAAGCCGGCCAAGTGATTTGTACCTATCTATCTCCATTTTACGGTACTACTCCATTTGAAGGCACAAGTGACAATGACTCTCATGAGTATAGTCAAAAATCCTACGGAATGTGGTTTGTTCCGCCAGATGTAGGTACCAAGGTTTTGGTTATTATAGGCGAAGGAGATCGGCCTTACTGGATTGGCTGTGTAATAGACGAAGATGTAAACTTTATGTTGCCTGGCAATGATGTTTCAACTACTTACAACAACGAAAACAGTGACAAAAAACTGCCCGTCGGTGAATACAATCGTAAACAGGACTTTACAGGTAGAGATTCTACAAAATATACAAAGCCTGTCAACAATGATCTGCAGCGCGTATTAGAAGAACAAGGGCTGCTTTCGGACTCCACTCGCGGTACAACTACTAGTTCTGCTAGGCGAGAAGTACCTAGCAGTGTATTTGGCATTTCAACTCCGGGGCCCCAAGACAAGCGCCCGGACGCACCTTCAGCAAAATATCAGGGAGTAGATTACTATCATAATCGTCTTGGGGGTAGCTCGATTGTAATGGACGACGGCGACAGTTCTTTTTTAAGGAAGACGTCTGCTTCAAACGGTCCTCCTGAGTATTCAGACCTAAATCAATCTCCGCCAGAGTCCGGCGGTGATGTAACAATACCCCACAATGAAATGCTGCGTTTAAAAACACGCACTGGTCATCAGATACTAATGCATAATGCAGAAGACCTTATCTACATAGGAAATGCCAAAGGCACTGCCTGGGTAGAATTGACATCTAACGGAAAAATAGATATCTATTCAGAAGATTCAATATCAGTGCATACAGCAGCAGATTTTAATTTCAAAGCAGATAATGACATAAATTTTGAAGCGGGTAGAGATTTTAATGTTAAAACTGGAAGAGATGTGCATCTAGAATCTGCAGCTAGTACAAAAATTCTTGTAGGAAAAAACAGTAGAATCACTACCAAAGGGCAAACGGATATAAACACAAGTGGTAGTATAAACATAGAATCAGGTGCCGGATCAACAAATATTCTATCAAATCTAGACAATAACTTTACGGCTAATCGCAATATCAACATTCTAGCACAAGAGCCCGACGAAGAAGAATTTAACCTTGTAAGCATTAACGGTCAAAACACACTCAGAGCCACGAGTGCGTCTACGCAAGGAAGTTTTCAGCAATGGCCATTGCCAGGAAATCCCACATCAGCCAATAAAGATCCTGATCCGATATCTAGTATTTTGCGCAGAGTTCCGCAGCACGAACCGTGGCTGCATCACGAAAACCTCAATCCAGCCTATTACACAAATATCGAAACAGATATCAAAAAACAAGTAGAAGGTGCTTTAGACCCTGATCCTCCGAAGACAGCTTCTCTGAGTTCAACAGCTGATACCTTTAGAAAAGGCAGTTAGTGGAAGGTTAAATACATTATGTCTTCAACAGAAAAAAACATATACAAACAGGTAAATGTGCCTACTAGCCACCAGCCTAGGCCTAACATTGAAAGTCGTGCGTACCGAGGAATTTCCACTGTAGATCCCGATGCAAACAATTGGGTATTGTATGATATTTCTCTTATCAAACAGGACCTACTAAATCACTTTAATATTCAAAAAGGAGAAAAGTTAAGCGACCCTAATTTCGGCACCATAATTTGGAGTGCCATTTACGAGCCGCTTACCGACATAGTCAAAGACGCAATAGTTAATGACGTTACAAGAATTGTTAACTATGATCCTAGAGTAAACGCAGAAAGCATTATAGTAGATCAATACGACAAAGGCATACAGGTTGAATGTACTTTGAGATATTTGAAGTATAATATTTCCGAGTCCTTGAGAATTGCATTCGACGAAAATGCAGGAATTCTATAGTAAACGTGCCAGTTAACTCTTTAAAATAAATACGCTTATAATAGGAAAAACAAATGTCTATAAGCAACAGACAAAATAGACTGTTAGTATCAGAAGACTGGAAAAGAGTTTATCAATCTTTCAGAAATGCTGAATTTCAGTCGTATGATTTCGACAACTTAAGAAGGACTATGATAAACTATCTTCGGGAAAATTATCCTGAAGATTTCAACGACTACATAGAATCTTCTGAATACCTTGCACTAATAGACATGATGGCTTTTCTAGGCCAAAATATTGCGTTTAGGATAGACCTTAATGCTAGAGAGAACTATCTAGAACTGGCAGAAAGAAGAGAATCAGTCCTAAGACTAGCAAGATTGCTAAGTTATAATCCTAAGAGGAACCAAGCTGCTAATGGTTTGATGAAAATGGATTCTGTGTCTACCACAGAATCTGTTCGCGACTCGAATGGTATAAATCTAGCAAGCCAGTCAATTGTATGGAACGATCCTTCAAACACAAACTGGAATGAACAATTTCAAAGAGTTCTAAACGCTGCTCTTCCTAACAACGGAAAAATCGGAAATCCAGAAAAAGCAAATAGAATAAACGGAGTTCCTACAGAACAGTATAAACTGAATGGTGCTAGTGATGCTGTACCAACATTTAGTTTCACAAAAAATGTTGACGGACGGTCTCTTTTGTTCGAAGTTGTTTCTACAAGTATTCAAGACAACGCAATCTCTGAAGAAGCGCCGCTTCCCGGCAACAATTTTGGATTTCTCTTTAGAAATGACGGACAGGGACCAGCTAGTACAAATACAGGCTATTTCTGTCACTTTAGACAAGGATCTCTTGATCTTGGAGATTTTTCTATTGCAAATCCTAGTACAAACCAAATAGCTGCGATTGACTCTACAAATATAAACAACTCAGATGTTTGGCTTTATACTTTAGATGAAAACGGCAGTGAACAAGAGTTGTGGACCAAGGTAGAAGCTGTTGAAGGCAACAATGTTATCTATAACAGCGTTTCAAATGATCAAAGAAACATCTATTCAGTGTTAACCAGGGTAGACGATAGAATTAGTCTTATTTTTGCTGATGGCACTTTTGGCAATTTACCCGAAGGCAGCTTTAGAGTGTATTATAGGACCTCGGCAAGTTCACGTATCTTGATAAAACCTAGAGACATGAGAAATATAGCTGTAAGCATACCGTATATTTCTTCTAGCGGTAAAGCCGAAACTCTCACAATTACTCTTTCGCTTAAGTATTCCGTTGACAATGCAACACCATCTGAAACAAACGAAAGCATTCGGATAAATGCACCTTCTACCTATTATACTCAAAACAGAATGATAACAGGTGAGGATTATCAGGTTGCTCCTCTCAGTCTTAACCAAGAAATAGTAAAGGTAAAATCAGTTAACAGATCTTCTAGTGGCATTTCAAGAAACTTCGATCTGCTGGATCCAAGCGGCAAATATAGCTCTACAAATATCTTTGCAAAAGACGGTGCTTTGTATAAAGAATTTGTTGACGAAAAGATTGAGTTTTCGTTTTCTAGTCTCACCGAAATTGAAGGCATTATATTAAATCGAATAGAGCCAATTTTTGAAGACAAAAGTGTATCTAACTTTTACTTTGATCGCTTTCCTCGTGTTATTGTGCGAGACTTGAATAATACATGGCAAGAAGAAATCAATCAAACAAATTCAAATTCTGGTTATCTTATAAATGCAGGCGGAAACAGAGCAAACATAGCAGATTTTTCCTCTTCCAATATTAAATTTGTTAAGGAAAATTCACTGTTAAAATACGAAGCACCGCAAGGTTTTCACTTCATGGATGACGGAACACTTATGCAAGGCCCAGCTGATCATCCTGGATCTACCACAGCTATTTGGACAAAAGTTCTTATTGCAGCAAACGACGGGACAGAAACTCAGGACAGCGGAGCAGGCGCTATTGTTTTAAATGACAAAGTTCCTACAGGTGCTGTGTTAGCAGAAATTATAACACCTTTGCCTAACAGCCTTACAGATGATGTTAGAGGACAGGCAATAGACCAAATATTTTCTTTTAGAACATTTGGCATAAGATATGACAGAGACATAGGCGAGTGGCAAATTATCACAGAAAACAATTTAGATCTTACTTCTGATTTTTCTACTGGCAAAACAGGTGATACTACAGATAATAGATTAGACGCAAGCTGGTTTGTTGCATTTGAAACAAGCGGCGATAATTACACAGTTACCTATAGGACTCTCAAATATGTTTTTGAATCTGATAAAGAAGTTAGATTCTATTATGACAGTTCTGACAATGTATTTGATGTGCCGACCGGTAAAACCATACAAGATACTATCAGTGTTTTGAATATCAATACCAGACCAGACAGTCGTGAACCTCTCAATCAGAATTTTGATTGGGAAATTGTAAAAGAATACAGAGACACACTGGGATATATTGATTCCAAAAAAATAGAAGTTTCATTTTTTGATTCAGACTCAGACGGCATAATTGATAATCCAGACATCTTTCAACAGCTGGTTCAAGAATCTGTTAATACAAAAGACAAACTGGTGTTTTTACAATCTATAAGAACAAATGACGGAGTGAATGATTTTGTTTATGTTTCATCTGAAGATCTTAACCTGACAGTTTTTGATCAAAAAACTGACTTTGAAAGATTACCAAAAAGTCAATTTGAAGACGGAGAACTTTTCTACTTCTTGACAGAAGATATCTTTGAAGATATTAACACTGCAACCGGGACTACCCAAATCAATGCAAATTATAGAGCAAGAATAGGCAGAGACGGACTGAGATTTAGATATTTCCATTCAGCAGATCAAAATGCAAGAATTGATCCAGGAGTTTCTAACATAATTGATATTTTCTTGTTAACAAGGGGATATGATTCTGAATTTAGAGATTGGTTGAGCGGAGAACGCGACATAAAACCGCTGCCTCCTAGCAATGACAGTTTGTTTACAAGCTTTGGACAGGACCTCAATAAAATTAAATCAATCAGCGATGACATCATTTATCATCCTGTAAAATATAAAGTACTATTCGGTGAAAAAGCAGAACCAGAATTGCAGGCACAATTTAAAATTGTTAAAAATCCAGAGCTAGTTATAAACGATAACGAACTAAAATCCAAAATCATAAGATCTGTCAACAGATATTTTGCACTCGATAACTGGGAATTCGGAGACAAGTTTTACTTTTCAGAGCTTGCAGCTTATGTGGTAAACGAAATAGCCCCTGAGGTAGCAAGTTTTGTAATAGTTCCTGTTGCGGGAGATGCTGTGTTTGGTTCACTATATGAAATAAAATCAGAATCAGACGAAATTTTTATATCTGGTGCAACAGTTGCGGATATAGAAATCATAGACGAAATTACAGCAACAACCCTGCGAGCAAATGGAAATATACTTACTGAAAGATCGGTGTCTGTTACCGGGGTAACAAGCTCAACATTATCTACAAATGCTACAAGAAATACCGGAGGCATGAATACGAATGGCTACTAGAGATCAAAACGATTTTCCGCTACCAGACGGCAGCGACGGAAATAGGAGAAGTGCGTTCCATCTGCCGAAATATTTTAGAACTGAAGTAAACAATAAATTTCTTGCGTCTACTTTTGATCAGCTTATGCAGCCAGGTGTTGTAGAAAAAATAAATGGATATTTTGGAAGAAAACAGTCGGCTGCTTATAGACCAGGTGATTTTTATGTAGGGGATGTTTCTAAACAGAGAGAAGACTATCAACTCGAACCTGCAGTTGTCATAAAAGATTCTATCGACAATGTTAGTCTTTATAGAGATTATAATGATTATATAAACCAAATTAATAACATAGGCGGAGACACTTCGGATCATTCTCTGTTAAACAGACAAGAATACTATGCTTGGGATCCTCACATTGACTGGGATAAATTTGTAAACTTTAGAGAATACTATTGGCTTCCAAACGGGCCTGACCCTGTTTCTGTTGCAGGACAGTCTTTTGATGTACAATCTGCATTCTCTGTTACTTCGCAAGACAACGGAGACAACTTTGCTTTTGTGTTCTCTCCAGACGGATTAACACAAAATCCTGAAATAGCACTTTATAGAGGAGTGGCATACAGATTCGAAATCGATTCACCTGATATTCCTATAAGTTTTAGAACTCAACGACTTACTGCAAGAGCATGGACTCCGTTTACTTACTATACTACGGGAGAAACGGTGCTAGTTGATTCCAAAATTTACACCGCAGTTCTAGATCATAGGTCAGGAGACGAATTTGAAGAAGACGAAGAAAAATGGAACAAGAATCCTAATATAAATTTAAGCCAAACCATTCCTGTACAAGGTATAGAACAAGGCATTGTTGAATTTACGCTGGATCAAAACACACCCGATTTCTTATATTATGTGTCAGATATCGATATCAATGCAGGCGGTCTAGTAAAAGTGTACGATCTAGATGAAGCAGCATTCATAGATGTTGACAAGGAAATTATAGGTAAAACCTCTTACAGAACCGGACAAGGATTCGATCTTTCTAATGGCATGAAAATTGCGTTTCGAGGAAGAACTTTTCCAGAGTTTTACCAAGAAGGTTATTACTATGTTGAAGGTGTGGGAGAAGCAATAACACTAACACCAGAATCTGAACTGATAACACCTACAGATTTTCTTGAAAACGAAATAATCGAATTTGATACAGAAGGTTATGATGTAACTCCTTATTCGACTGCTATAGGATTTGCAAGAGAAAAAGACTATTTTACTATTAATAGATCTAGCAGAGACGGTAACCTTTGGAGCAAATACAACAGATGGTTCCACCGTGAGATAATAGAAAATGCTGCAAGTGTAAACAACACTGAACTTGTTATAGATCAATCTCAGAGAGCAACAAGACCTATTATCGAGTTCGAAGCAGGATTAAACCTATTTAACTTCGGTACCGAGACAAAGGATTCCGTTAATCTAGTCGACGATTTTACTGCTGATGTGTTTTCCACAATAGAAGGCAGCTCGGGTTACAGTGTAGACGGAGTTCAGCTTACGCAGGGCATGCGAGTGCTATTTAACAACGATCCCGACATATTTGTGAAAGGCAAGATTTTTGAAGTAGACTTTATTAGTTTCAAAGGCGAAAGACAGATTGCTCTGCGTGAAACAGATGATGCTGTGCCGCTAACTAATCAAACTGTACTTTGCAAACAAGGGCGGACCTATAGAGGAAAGACACTGCATTTCAACGGGGAAGAGTGGATTCTCTCACAGGAAAAAATAGATGTAAATCAGCCCCCGCTGTTTGATGTATATAATTGTGACGGAGATTCTCTCTCAGACAAAGAAGTTTATCCTTCTAGCGATTTTGCAGGCACTAAGGTATTCTCCTATAGTATGGGCAAAACGCCAAAAGACACGGAGCTTGGTATAAGTCTCGATTATAGAAATATACAAAACATCGGTGACATACTGTTTAGATTTGATTTACAGGCAGATAGTGTTACTTATTGTCCTGAAAACAGTCCGATAATTGACGAAGCAACCGGGCTTGGTTTCTTGAGAAAGTATACCTCAAGAGAAGGGTTTGAACTTTATAATGGCTGGCGCAAAGGCTACGAATTAAGCACACAACAGGTTGTTCGTCAGTTCGAAGTAAAGCAGGAATCAAATTTTCCTATCGATGTTTACAACGAAAGCGCACTGCTAGATGATATTTCAATAAAGGTGTTTGTAAACAATAGACTACAGTTCGAAGCTGAAGATTATCAAATTACAACAGTATCAAATAATCAACTAGAAGTTCAATTTTTTGCCGAACTGCAAACCGACGATATTATTTTAATAAAAACTAAATCTTCTGCACCAAAAAACGAAAACGGTGTTTATGAAATTGCAAGCAATTTAGAAAGAAATCCTAAAAACGAAAATCTCGAGCTCATAACGTTGGGAGAAATTAATGACCATGTTCAAACAATTGTTGAAAACCTAGACGAATTTCAAGGCACGTATCCTGGAACCAGTAATCTAAGAGATACAGGACTTGTAGCCAAATTCGGCAAGAGAATTATAAGACATAGTGCGCCTTTGAGCCTAGCCTTGTATCATCTAGATAACAATGCAGCAAACATAATACATGCCTTACGATATTCTAAGAATGAATACGCAAAATTTAAACGAGATTTTGTAGAAATTTCAACAGAATTGGGATTTGAAGGACCTATAAATCAGCATTTCGAAGCTGTGATGCGACAGTATAGAAAAAACAAATCTGCTGAAGGTCCTTTTTTTGCTACCGATATGTTTGCAATTGGAGCAGCTTTAGTAAGCAATTCTGAGGTGTCATTTGAAAACGAGGTATTTTTTGCCCTATCTCAAGACTTCACACTTGAAGAACTTAGTAATAGATCTGTATTGGTTTATAAAAATGGTGAGCAATTACTGCATGGCTATGATTATACCTTTAACGAAGAAGGTTTTGTAGAACTGTTGGAATCTCCTAATATTCGTGATATTATCACAATTTACGAATTTGAAAGCACTAATGGTTGCTACGTGCCTGCAACTCCTACAAAACTAGGACTGTACCCTTTGTATAAACCTCAAAAATATCTTGATGATACCTATTTAGAGCCACGCGAGGTAATCCAAGGGCATGATGGCAGCATTGTTGCAGCTTATGGTGATTTTAGAGACAATTTAATTCTTGAACTAGAAAAGAGAATATATAATAATATCAAAATTGATTACGATCCTGAAGTTTTTGATATTCATGATTATATTCCCTCTCGATTTAGGAATACTGGTTTAACCAAACATCAAATAGATCAATCATTACTGCCTGATTTTATCGGTTGGACAAATCAGATAAATGCTGATTTTACTGATAACAATTTTTACGAAAGAACAAATAGTTTTACATACAATTATTCTGGCACTGCAAATATAAATGACGAAGTGTTGAACGGCTGGTGGAGAAATATCTATAAAGAAATTTTTGATACAGATCGTCCGCACACTCATCCTTGGGAAATGCTTGGCTTTTCCGAAAAGCCCGAATGGTGGAATGAACAGTATGGACCTGCTCCTTATACCCGAAACAACCTTCTGTTATGGGAAGATCTAGCAGGTGGTATACTGCGCAAGCCCGGTGAAGGCATAAAGATTCTTGATAAGTATATAAGGCCCAAGCTAAATGCATTTATACCTGTAGACGAAACAGGAAAATTGATTCCGCCTCTTAAAACAAATTATGTTACACAGTATAACAGCTATCAACTAGACGGAAGATTTGTTTTCGGCGACCATGCACCAGTCGAAACTGCTTGGAGACGCAGTGCAGAATATCCATTTGCGCTAATTTCTTCTCTAGTACAAAATCAGCCAAACAGAGTATTCGCAACGGCGTTTGACAGAAGCAGAATATTTAGGTCACCTGTGGGAGAACTTTCCTACAAGTATTCTAATGTACAGTTTCGATTAAGAGATATTGAATTTCCAAACAGACAGACCGACGAAGAAATTGTTTATACCAGCGGACTTGTAAATTACATAAGAGATTATGTTGATTCAAATTCTGCATACGAAACCTACAAGAATGATCTTAGAAGAATTGAAATCCAAATAGGTTTCAAACTGGCCGGCTTTTCAAATAAAGAAAAGTTCAAATTGTTATTGGATTCTCGAACGCCTCTTAATGAAGGCAACGTTTTTGTTCCAGAAGAGAATTACAAAATTTTTCTTAACACAAGCTCTCCCACACGAAATATCTTTTACAGTGGTGTGTTTGTAGAAAAAATACCTAGTGGTTTTGTAATTCGTGGATATGACGAATATCAACCTTATTTTGAATATTACGAACCTATTAGAAAACAGTCAGACAGCACTATAAACATCGGTGGTATAACAGAACCAACAATCACATGGAGCGAAAGGCAATTTATAAGCAAAGGTACTGTTGTTCAATTCCGATCAAGATTTTACAGAGCAATAGAATCTCATACTAGTACTTTCGCATTTGAAAGTGAAAAGTTTATTGTGTTACCAGACATACCTCGAGAAGGAGGTAGAGACATTATCCTGAGAAGTTCTTTTGATAGGATCGAGTCTGTAAAACTTGATTACGGTACAGTGGTAGAAAGCATACAGGATGTTATTGATTTCCTGCTTGGGTACGGTGATTGGCTTGAAGACCAAGGATTTGTGTTTGATCACTATGATCAGGACAGTTTAGCTGTATCTAACTGGAAGACTTCAGCTAAAGAGTTTACTTTTTGGACACTGCAAAACTGGAGTAGCGGCGCTGTTATCTCTCTTTCACCGGGCGCATTCGAACTTAAATTTAGAAGAGAATTTGCAATGGTAGACAACATCTATGATACATTTTATGGATATTCTCTTTTCAAGGTTGACGGTAAACCTCTAAATCCAGAATATGTTTCCTTGTCTCGCGAAAGCGAAAATGAATTTAAAATTCGTTCAAAAAACACAGAAGATGGTATATTTGGTGTAAGACTTTCTTTAGTTCAAAAAGAACATGCCGTAATAATTGATAATAGAACAGATTTTGGCGATATTCTGTATGATCAAGTGCCTGGTTATAGACAAGAAAGAATAAAAACGCTAGGTTATAGAACAACCAACTGGAATGGATCTCTCAATATTCCAGGATTTATATTTGATGATGCTAGAGTTGAAGAATGGGAGCGGTGGAAAGATTACTCAATTGGTGATTTGGTAAGATATAAAGAATTTTTCTATTCAGCAAAAAATAAAATTGCGGGCACTGAAGTATTTGAAGCAGATAATTGGCAATTGCTTGATGGTAGGCCAGAACCAGAGTTGTTGCCAAACTTTGATTATCGTGCCAGTCAATTTGCAGACTTTTATGATCTTGATTCTGACAATTTCGACGCCGAACAGCAGAGATTTGCACAGCATTTGATAGGGTATCAGAATAGAGATTATCTAGCGAACATTATAAATGATGATGTGAGCCAATACAAGTTTTATCAAGGATTTATACAAGACAAAGGCACAACAAATGCTCTTACCAAGCTGTTCGATCCGCTGGGGTCGCAAAACCGTGAAAGTCTAGATTTTTATGAAGAATGGGCAATCAAAGCAGGACAGTACGGTGCTGTGCAAGGCTTTGAAGAAGTAGAATTTTTAATCGACGAGTTGAAAATAAAAACAGACCCTCAATCGTTTGAATTAGTAAACTCTATTGATTCTGAATACACAGGAAGAGTAGTCAAGATATTACCGTCAGAGACCTATTTAAAACCAGACAATTATGATCATAGCATTCCGATTCCTGTTAGCATTACAGACAGTTTTGTAGAAAACAGCGGATATGTAACCAGGCAAGAAGTTTCCTTTATAGTCGATAGATATCAAGATATTCTTGATATTGCTGCAGATAGTTTGGAACTATCTAGCAAAATTTGGGTAGGTAATCTAGACGAAAGCTGGCAAGTTTACACTCTTATAGAAACTGATTTAGTTGTAGAATTAATAGAAAAGATAGATGAATCTTTTGCACTAGAATTATCTAGCTCAGTTTTTGATATAAAAGTAGATGATATTATCTGTTTGTTTTTTACTACAAACGATGCAAACTACAGAGTTGTGGATATAGAATCCAACCGTATTATTGTGGCCGGCCCAGACAATCTTGAAATTGAAGAAAATTATGCAAAAATCTTTCAATATGTTCCTTCTAGGTTTGAAAGCGTTAACAAAATTAACGATGCGATATATTTGATCGAAGATGGCGTAGAAAACTTTTACATTGATCAAGACTTAAACAATCGCTGGAAAGTTCTTGAAAGAGACAGCTCACTTGTAGCAAAACAGGAAATGCAAAATCCAAATTCTGTTTTGAATTCATTTGGTTCAAGTTTTGCTGTAAATGATAGAAACACAGTGTTAGCTGTAGGAAGTCCGGGCGACGGAAACGGCAAAGTTTTTGTTTATACTAGACCTAGTGCATCAGGTAATTATAGACTAGCACAGACTTTAACTCTCCAGGATTTTATAACAGACGAAAATCCAAAATTTGGTGCTGCAGTGTCAGTATCAGATGATGGAGAGTTTATATTTGTTGGATCACCTGAAGCTTCTAATGTTGTAAGTCAGTACCAAGGAAAATTTGACGAGGATCGCGGTTATAGTCAAGGAGACGTGGTTCAGTTTAGAGATAACCTTTGGAAAGCCACAACAGATATTCAGAAATTTTTAGATAGTGTTCCCCTTGGGTCTTGGAATTCTTATCTTCAAAACCTAATTGAAAAAGACTTAATCGGCCAAGACGACGAAACTATAGAAGTTTTACTTGCAGGAAATTATCCGCTATTATCAATAGGAAACCGTGCAAAAGCAGCTACGACCGAAAACCTTAATGCATCGTATGCCGACGGAGTGTTAACTGCAAATGTAGACGGCGTGTTTACAGTCGACGGTGTCTCCGAATGGAGACTAGGAGAATCAGTAATAGTCAAAGATCAAGACGATAAAACGATAAACGGATTATATTTGATAGCTGATATAGGATCTATATTTAATCCATGGAAGCTTGAAAGAGCAAGTATTATGAACGAGAGCTCTGAAGTTCCAAATTTATTCGTTTTAGTAAAACAGGGTAATACAAACTTCAATACTGGTTGGATATTCTCTGTTGATAACCAAAATAGTTTCGTTCTAGACGAAGACAATATCGAGGTTTTAAGCTCACTTGGAGAAGGTCAACTTAACGATGCCGATCACTTTCTGCTAAGAGCCCCGAGAGACATGTTTCAAGGATCTAGTATAGGCGACGAAATTACTGTCAAGTGGAATACAAAATCATATGGTTATCAAAATCAAGAGTTAGGTAACACACAACCATTTGACGGTGACATACGAGGATTTGATAATTCTACACTTACAGGCACTTTAACAATTGCTGATAAAATTGATAGTATATTGTCTGTTCCTGACGCTACTGCTATTCCGGAAGTAGGACAACTTATTGAAACCCCCGAAGCAGTAGGCACCATTGCCTATATCTATAACCTAGCATCCTCTTTATCAATCTATATTAAAGACCAAAACGGCGAATATCCTCGAGAAGGTACTGCCATTACTGAGATTGGAGAATTTATTGGTAGATTTGAACGAATAGAACCAGTAGAAATTACTGCAGATTTTACAGACACGTTTGGCGGTTTTTGGAAAATAGATGTAGGCGAAAACTATATTGTAGATGGCAAGAACAGCGATGCAGCAAGAGGCTTAGTGATACATGACGTAATACCGAGTGGTGACACCGATCAAAATAGGTTCTTCTACAATATACTAGATTTCGAACCACCTACAAATACAGGACCAGATGATCGTTACAGTGAAATTACAACGCTTAGTTATTCTGGTCTACCTGGCCCGTATGAACAACAGAACTTCCAACTTGAATCTAATCTATTTGTTATAAGAGCACCGAAGCCTCTCACAGACGGACTACAAGTAGGAGACGAGGTTGATGTATTCTACAATTTCTTGCCAAATTACGAACAAGGATTAATTAAGGATATTAGTCAAACAGGTCTGTCTGCAGAGGATATTAACAAAACACAAACCGTAGAATATGTTTGGGACGGATTTATTGATCTAGAGATACAAAACTTTGAAGCAGGACGACCTGTAGAACCTTATGATATATTTTCAGAATTTGTTCAAGTAGATCCAGTCACGGAACAGCCAATTCCTCTTGTCATACGAGACAGAGAAGAAGGCGGAACAGCAGAAGTAGTATTTTACCAAAAATTTAATGCTGACGATATTCGGATCTATATCCAAAATATTCAAGGCGATTTTGGCAGAGGCAGGTTAAGTGGCGAACCAAGAACAATTGAATTTTTGGCTGACGGATCTGGCGACAGCTTTTATGATCCAGATAAAGGATTTAGAAGAATAGGCCAGTCAGTGACACGAAGCTTTCCAAATGCAAGCGAAAACATTGGAAAACTTCTGGTGTTCCAACGACAAATTCCTGTTCGGCTAAGCAGTGTTACAGATTCAATTTTACTTGAAGCAGAATATTGGTTCTATTATGAGGAAACAGTTTTAGGATCTTCTAGACCTGCTAATTTACCATCTACTTTCAACGTCGATTGGGAAAAAACTTTTGCAACTGAAGCGTCAGCCGGCGGAGATCCTAGTGGTTTAGAAAAGGAGGGCTTACTGAGCATATTCAGAAGAACCGGCAAAATTGAATGGTCTACTTTCGGTAACTACATAGTTCCTGACAGAAAAGATAACAATCGTTTTGGTAGCGACCTTAGATTTGCTAATATGAACGGTTTATACAAGCTTCTTGTAAAAGCAGAGGAAGAAAAAACTCTACAATCTCAGTCCTATGGAAAAATTTATACCTTTAAAAATGGATCAGAAAACGGTCTTGAATATAATTGGGATATAGGAATTGACAAAAATTATGCAGGAGAGTATATAGAAAATGCGTCAACAAATGATGTAATTTATACCGATGGTAACATAGTTTACCATGATAATAAACTTTATCAGGCACTTACAAATGTATCTGCCAAACCTTTTGAAAAATCAGAATGGCAAGAATTAGAATCTCCGATAGATTATCTAGGATATGTTCCTAACGATTCAGATCTTACACTAGATTCATTGTCTGGTCAGATTGACTTTAATGGATTAGAAATTTTTGCAGACGCTTTTGATTTGTCGAAAAATGGCGAAATAATTGTAATTTCTACGAAGTACATAGATAGAAATAGTGTACAAATTTATAGGAATGTCGACGGCGTTTATGTAAAAACGCAAACTCTTGCAGAGTTTGATACAGACGAACAGTTTGGATACGACGTTGCCGTGAACAGCACAGGCAGGTTTATTGCAATTTCAGCACCTCTTAATAGTAATAATCTCTCCGACCAAGGAAAAGTATATCTTTACAAACAAGTATCAGGCGAATTTTTACTAACACAAGAGCTAGTAGGACCTACTCGTGATATTGGTGAACAGTTTGGCACAGAGATTGCGTTCGATAAAGATCTTCTAGCAGTTACATCAAAAAATTCAAGTTCCGTAATAAAAACAACATTTGATCAAGGCAGAACAACATTTGATCAGAAATTTACAAATTTTCTTGATAATGAACAAAACACAGGAGTGGTTAGATTATATCAGATAGTTGATAACAATGCTCTTTATTTCCAAAGTATTGATTACGACAATAAAACCAAATTCTTTGGTAAGACACTAGAAGTTAAAAATGACAAGGTTTACACTGCTTTACCTAGATATAATCTCGATGCCAACTCGGGTGGTATTTTACTTGAATTTGCAAAACAATCATCTGGAGAATTTTGGAGCACAAAAAAACAACTAAAAGACACTATAGATATAAACAAAATCAAGCAGATTCTTTTATATGACACCGATACCGAAGAGTTAATTCAATATCTTGACTACATAGACCCGCTGCAAGGAAAAATTGCAGGTGTAGCGGATCAGGAGATTGATTTCAAAATGTATAATGATCCTGCTACTTATAATACAGGTACAGCAGCTAAAATTAATAAAACAAACAGTTGGGGCAAAAAACAGGTAGGAAAAGTTTGGTGGGACCTATCCAATGCACGATTTAGGAATCCTTATCAAGAATCTGTAACATACTCTGCTAACAACTGGAACAAACTTTTTTCAAATAAAAATTCAATTGATGTGTACGAATGGGTCGAGAGTGACTTAACTCCTAACGAATGGGACGAAATTTCTGGCTCAGAGCGAGGCTTTACTAGAGGAATAACAGGAACAACTAGATACGGCAATAATGCTTATGTTATCAAACGTGTGTATGATGAGATAAATGACACCATAAATGAAAAATACTACTATTGGGTAAGAGATAAAAGCACAATTCCTGTACAAGAAAGTAGATCAACTTCATCTAGAGATATTGCAAGATTAATTGAAGATCCTTTCGGTCAAGGATATCCATTTATATCTTTGATTTCTCCAAACGCATTTGCTTTGTACAACTGCAATAGTATTGCAAAAAATCGCAGTGTTGCTCTTAATATTCAGTATTACACCATTGACAATCAAGATGCTAATGTTCACAGGGAATACAAGATTCTAACAGAAAATCTTGAGTCAAGCATACCAGATGAAACATTAGAAAGAAAATGGTTCGATAGCCTTGTAGGATTCGACCATGCACGCCGTCCTGTTCCTGATACCTCTTTAAATATAAAACAGAAGTATGGAACACTAGATAATCCTAGACAGGGATGGTTTATAAATCGAATCGAAGCTCTAAAACAGGTTATAGAAAGAATAAACAGAATTCTCATTGACAATCTCATAATCGACGAAAAAAACATTTCACGATTGACTGAGCAGGACATGCCTCCTCTTGAATCAATCAATTATTATGACACAACAGTTGAATCCGAAATTGACCTTGATATTATAGGGGTTGCTAGGTCAAGACGAGCACGCCTTAAACCAATTATTGATGCAGGTCAAATAGTTGAAGTTAACATCTTGGATGCAGGAAGATCTTACCGGCGTCCGCCAACAGTAGAAATATTAGGCACAGGCACAGGTGCTCAAATTACTACAGAAATTGACAGTCAAGGTAGAGTAATCAATGCTATCATAGATAATTCTGGCGAATATTATTCTCAAAATACTTCTATAGTAGTTAGACCGTTTGCTGTTCTTGTAGAAAGTGATAGTACTATTGCCGGAAAGTGGGCAATATACCAGCGAAACAACCTTAACAATCAATGGATTAGACAAGCCAGTCAGGCATTTGATGTTCAGCGTTATTGGGAGTATAAAGATTGGTACTCCGAGGGCTACAATCGAAACACAGACATTAACTTCTTAATAGACGAGAGCTACGAGCTTTTTGCGTTAAATGATAGAATAGGTGATGTAGTCAAAATAAGGTCAATAAATTCCGGCGGTTGGTTACTGTTAGAAAAAATAGATAATCAAAAAACAGTTGATTATACTATAAATTACAAAACTATAGGCAGACAAAACGGAACAATTCAATTCTTGCCTAGACTTTACAGCACAGAAGAAAACCTTGCTGGATATGATTTAACTAATTTTGATTCTGTAAATTTTGATGCTTTACCTATCACAGAAACAAGAATAATTCTTGAAACTGTTAGAGACAACATTTTCATAAATGAGCTTGCAGTTGAGTACAATAGATTGTTCTTTGCTAGCCTTCGCTATGTGTTCGCTGAACAAAACAATGTAGATTGGGCATTTAAAACCAGTTTTGTAAAAGCACAGCATAATGTAGGCGAACTTAAGCAGAAACTTACATTTAGTAATGACAATTTGCCTTCTTATGAAAAGTATGTGCGTGAAATAAAACCATACAAAACCAAGATTAGAGAATATCTTTCTAATTATGAAAATAGAGAAAACAGTGCGTCTGTTATTACTGATTTTGATTTACCTCCTAGATTTGTTGAAACAGAAAAGAAAATAAAACCATTCAAAACCAGCATACGAGACAATGCATTAGTTACAACGGCTCAGGATATCGATAATGATCCTTACAAAAACTGGAAAGACAGTTTTACATCTGAAATTATTAAAATCGATGTAGTCAACTCGGGCAAAGGTTATACTACAGCTCCTATTGTACAAATTACTGGCGGAGGAGGAAAAGGTGCAACAGCGTCTTGTTCTCTAGGACCAAACGGGACTGTTTCGCAAATTGTAGTAACAGATCCGGGTCACGGTTATACTTCTTCACCTTCGATCTCGATTCTTGGCTCTTTAAGTGAAAATGGAACAGAAGCAAGGGCAGTTGCAAAAATTGGAAATTCTCGTGTACGATCAACGAGCATGAAAATAAAATTTGACAGATTATCCGGTAGTTTTGAATTTGTAAATTTAAACACTATAGAAGAATTTAAAGGAAGTGGCTTTAAACAAGAATTCCATCTTAAATGGCCATTAGATTTGAGATCAAATCAAATCTCTGTTTTTATTAATAATAACCCTGTTCCTCGAGGTAGGTTTAGTTATGAAAATCGTCTTGACACTTCTCTAAACTATGACAGATTTCTTGGTAAAATTTTCTTTGAGGCTGCTCCTGCGGCCGGTGCTACTATAAGAATAGAATACAAGAAAGATATAGATATTCTTTCAGCTGCCGACAGAATAAATTTCGAATATAATCCGAAAGAAGGTCAATTAGGAAATTATATCGGTCAGCTAATGGAGGGTGTTGATTACGGCGGTGTCGAAATTACTGGATTTGATTTTTCTGGTCAGACAGGATGGGATTCACAAGGTTGGTTTGCGCAGCCTTGGGATGTCTTTGACACTGAGTTCGAAGATGAAATTATAGAACTTGACGGTAGTACTATATCTGTAGAATTATCACAGCCTCTAGAATCAAATGTTGTCTACAATATCTATAGAGTAGCACGTGACATTAACAGCAGAATAGTTAGCAATACTAGAATGGATGATCCTAATTTTGGTACAGCGGAGCAAACAAACGCTAATGCAGTGTGTGAAAGCATAATTGGAGACGGGTCAACTACTATTGTAGAACTTGATGAATTAAACATTCCGACTACTGCTGACAATAGTGAAGACAGAATCACGCTTATTATTCGTAAAATTACCAGTGATGGATCTTTTATTCCTGACCCTGATTCTTACGATACATCTATCGTAGGGGGAGACTTAAATTATGCAAATGCAAAAGGAATTTCTTCAGAAGAAATAGAAATCGACGGCGCCGGATTTGTAACTCCGACAACATCTAAAGGACCTGAAGAAATAGTACCAGGACAATTAGTTGACACAGTAGATATTCGTGTATACGAGTCACCAGTCGGCGGCGGTAGTCCAATAGAGCTTAGAAACTATGTTGCAGATGGCACACAAACTGTGTTCTATATAGGAAACATTCCGGTTAATGAAACCGGTGTGTTTGTTAAAATAGATTATTCGTTACAGGACAATACTGATTATATTATCGATTATGTCAACGGCTCTGTGATATTTTCACAAGCACCTCAAGAAAATTCAGTTGTTAATATTGTTAACCTTGGAAACAGTGCCTCAAATATAACCAGCATAGAAGAATTTAGTGGCGACGGCAGCACAGGCGAGTTCCTTCTTCCTGTTCGCTACAACGACGAAATAGAAATATTTGCAACTGTAGACGGTAAAGAAAAAGGTTTTATTGTTTTTGAATCAGACGATTCGTACGAGATAGCAGGTTCTACAGTGGTAAAATTTGCTACTCCTCCGGCCAATCAAAGTGCAATTAATCTGTTAATCTCTACCAAAGGTATAGAGGCATCAAATATTAGCACAGTAAGAGTCGATGAGTTTATTGCAGACGGTTCTAGCACACAGTTTACTTTGGAGAATGATATTTTCTCTCAACAACCTGCAGTTAACAATGTATTGGCTTTTGTTAATAATAGTTTATTAAGCTCTGTTTACAACAAACAGTTTGTGATCGAAGAAAACAAATTGAGTTATCAGCTCGATGTTGCTCAAATACCATCAGATACTACTGATCCTAGATATATAGAAGTTTATCTTAATGGCAACCTGCTTTCTTACTTGTCAGATTACACATTTGATCCTAGTGATATACCCGGCGTTGTAAAAGGAAATCAAATTAATTTAAGCCAAGGGTTGGCAGAGCCCGGCGACATATTAGATGTGTATGTCATGAACACAGGTGATTACAGATTTGGCTTTATTGACGAAACAGGCGAATTTGTAAGACAGCGAGGCGAAGATAGCACATTACCTGTATTAAATTTAGATTCAACTTACAATGCAGGTGATAAGATAAAGGTATACAGTTTTTTGAATCATGACACTCAAAAGATCGAAAGACAATCTGTAACTGTAAATTACAATCCTAATATTATAGAAGGAACTCCTCAGTATTTTGATAATCAAAAATTAAACAAAGGTGTAATTGATTTAAGAACTTCGGCAGTGAACAGTTCTGCAGTATGGGTTGTAAAAAACGGCAATCTCCTAAACGGCAATATTGATTACACAGTTATCAATTCAAATAAAACAGTCAAGCTTTCTGGCATCCCTCAAAACGGAGATGAAATTGAAATTATACATTTTTCTGCTACCCCGATTACAGAAGCGTTCGGATGGAGACAATTTAAAGATATTCTTAATAGAACTCATTATAAAAGGTTAGGCAAATCTTATGCTATTGTGCAGGATTTTAGATGGTTTGACAAAGAAATTATTGTAGAAAACGCTGATGATTTACCAGAGCCGAAATATAACGCAAAACAGCCTGGCATAATATTCATTGAAGGCGAAAGAATTGAATATTTTGTAAAACAGGACAATGTGCTTACTCAGCTGCGCAGAGGCACGCTAGGCACTGGCGTAAAAGAGCTGTACAAATCAGGCACAATATTTGTAGAACAAGGCAGTTCAAATAACCTACCGTATCAAGACTCTAATCAAACTATAACAGTAGACTCTGGAGGGTATAGACAAGGAACTGTGGAGTATGAAAACAGTATAGGAATGTCAATTGATGATATCCAATACGATTTTAACAACAACAGTGCATTTCCGCTAGGCGGACAAGTTGCTACAGTAACAGGATCTGGATTCAGAGAAAATGTCGTTGTATTTGTTGGAGAGACAGAGTGTGATACAACATACATTGATACTTCCACACTGCAATTTATTACACCAGAATCACCTGTAGGATCATATGATTTAATAGTTGTTAATCCTGCTACAACAGAGCCTCTCAATATTTCGAGAACAAGCGTTGTGTCGCCTGGCTTGGTTAAATATCTTCAAGTATTACTGCCCTTCGAGCCTCAGCCAAATCCAGATTCTGAAGAAGGTTGGTATAAAGAAACTGAAGAAATTAGTGTTACCGAACTGCAGATAGGTAGAGGTTATGTTATTAACACTGTAGGTGACACTGATTTTGTCAGTCTTGGTGCACCGGACAACCGTGTTGGAACAGAATTTATTGCAACAAGAGCAGGAGCAGGTGCCGGAACAGTAATAAATTATACAAGTATTCCGTACGAATACTGGGAAGCACAGGATATAGAAGTATTTGTAGGCGGCCGAAGATTAAGAAAAGCACCGTATACTGTTTATAACTATGAAGCACTTGATTCTCCTGAAGGAGACAAAACGCAGGAAGCAGAATATGCAGTAAACAAGAACATAGGCGCTTATGTAAGACTGACAGAGGCGCCGCCTCCCGGGGTTAAGGTTACTATAGTTAGAAAAACAGGCACACTTTGGTCAGATTCGGGAACACCTTTAGCACAGTCTGATAGTCAAGTTGCAAGATTTTTGCTAGCGCAGACAACTGAATTGCCACGATAAATACACTGTAGGAATATTATAACATGACAGAACTTAAAGATTACAACGGCGTGCTTTTACAGGGCCATATCAAAATACATGATCCTAATACTAAAGAGGTAATCATAGATAAGAGAAATGCAATACATTATGAAAACATTTCAATTTCTCTTGCAGAAAGCCTTGCTAATCAGGGCAACGGGTGGATATCTGAGATGGCGTTCGGAAACGGCGGCACTAATGTAAACGAGACAGGAATTATTACCTATCTTACACCTAACTCTACAGGAACAAATGCAGGTTTGTATAACGAAACATTTTCTAAAATTGTAGATGATAGATCTGTAAATAATGTCGACCCTATTCGTAACAAGATAGAAACACGCCATCTTAGCGGAACCAATTACACAGATATACTAGTAACCTGTTTATTAGATTACGGTGAGCCAAGCGGACAAGAGGCATTTGATACAGCTTCTAGCACAAAAAGCAATTTTGTATTCGACGAACTCGGACTAAGAGCATTTTCTCCTACCGGTGAAGGTAGGTTGCTTACTCATGTAATATTTCATCCTGTACAAAAGAGTCTAAACAGATTGATTCAGATTGATTACACTGTGCGTGTTCAGTCGTTATCAGGATTTAATGAGGTTTAACAATGTCATATTCTATTCCTTTTACAGACCAATCTACCAACGGTACTATAGTAGTAGTCGATGGCACATTAAATACCGAAACAAGTCTTAAATTACCTGGCAGGAACTATACAGGATACGGCGGCGTAATAGCTGAAAATTTTTTACACCTTCTAGAGAATTTTTCAAGTCCGATAGAACCTCCCAGACCTGTTGAAGGACAGCTTTGGTACAATACCTCGGGCAACGGACAGCTTAATGTGTATGATGGAACAGGCTGGGTTCCGGCAGGAGGTCTTTTCAAAGCAACCTCAGAACCGGATGTTAGTAGAGCTCAGCAGGGCGATCTATGGGCCGATCAAGATAATCAACAACTTTATATATTTTCAGGCAGTGGATGGGTGCTTGTAGGACCTAGTTTTTCTGACGGATTATCCACAGGAGTTTCTCCGAGAACAATCACCGGGGCCGATAATCAAGAATATACGATAGTAATTGTAGAATTAAGAGCACAAATTATAGCAATTTATTCTAATTTTGAAATCAATCCCAATCCTGATATTCCAGGATTTGATTTAATTAAGCCAGGGTTTAATCTGTCTAGCCGAAACTCGACAGGCAGCGGAACTAACAAAATTTATGGAGTTTCAGAAAAATCAGAATCTCTCATTGTGAACAATATACCCGTTGACGGAGGAAATTTTTTACGAAGCGATGTAACGTCATCGACAGATTTTCCGTTAAATGTACAAAATGATGGCGGAATGTTGATTGGTACAGACGCTAACTTCGGCTTGTCAGTTGAAGGGCAAGCTAGTATTATACAGAACAGAATTGAAGGTTCAAATATAGATTTTAGAGTAAGATCTAGCGGTTCAAGTAGAACAGTTCTACGAGTAGATGCTACACAAAGTGTGGGCATTAATAATGTATCGCCAGATGAGGCACTTGATGTTTCTGGAAACATTCAAACTGATTCAAGCGTACTAATCAATGGAACAGAACAAAGCACTAGTATAAATAATGGATCTATTATCTCCAAAGGTGGCGCAGGCATTGCCGGCAACTTGAATGTAGGAGGAGAATCTAAGTTCAATGATTTATCTACATTTGCAAACCTAATACCAGATGGTAATAACACGAGAAATCTTGGTTCTTCTAGCTCTCAGTGGCAAAATGTTTTTGCAACACGCTTTGTTGGCAGATTAGTAGGCACTGTTACCGGCAGAGTTATAGGAAATTCAGAAGCAGCCGATAGACTTACCTCGGCTACTACATTTAGTTTGACAGGAGATGTAACGTCTCCTGGACTAGTTTTTGATGGCCAACAAGGAGGTGCCACTAAAGAGTTTTCGACTACAATAAGCTCAGATTTTATAACGACAAAAGAACGCGCATCGTCAAGTCTAAGACAAGACGAAGTGCTTATTAATAGGACAACAGGTAGTACTGGTCTATATAAAATAAGAGTTTCGGATTTTTTTAGTAGGATACCTACTAATCCACCAGGAGTCATTATGCCATATGCTGGCATAACAGCGCCTGCTGGATGGCTATTGTGCGACGGCGAAGAGTATAGTCAAACAGAATATGGCACTTTATTCAATATTATAGGCTACAGTTTTGGAGGAAGGAATCAGATTGCAGAAACCGACTCACAAGGTAGAAGCTTAGCACAGGCAGGTCTTTTTAAAGTGCCTGATATGAGAGGCAGAATGCCATTAGGTGCAGATAACATAGGCGGTAATAACGCAAATGTAGTTACAGGTGATTATGCAGAAGCAGTGGGTCAAAAGGGCGGCAGCGAAAGCACTATAATAAACATAACAAATCTGCCGGAGCACGAGCACGAACTAACAGACGGAGAAGGACGATCGTTCTTTGCATTAAGAGACGTTATTGATCTCACTCCTGCAGATAATGTAGAAACAAAAAACCTACCTTACGGCGAAGGACAAGGACAAGCACTGCCAAATACTGGCAGCATATTAACGAATGAAGATTTAGGAGATCCTCTGAACACAATGAATCCTACATTGACAGTTAGTTACATAATTTATACTGGAAGAAGCTAAATGGCGTATAGACTAAACAAAACAAATGGAGAACTATTAGTAGAACTTGCAGACGGAACTGTAGATACCACCAGTTCTGGAATCAGTCTTGTAGGAAGAAATTACAAAGGCTGGGGCGAAGCCTTTAACGAGAATTTTGTGCGCCTAACTGAAAATTTTGCTAACACCCTTCAGCCGGATAATCCTATAACCGGACAATTATGGTACGATACAAACGAAGCTAAACTGAAGGTTTACGACGGTACTGTATTTTTACCAGCGGGCTCTCCTGTAGTATCTGCAAATAGACCTGAACTTACTTTAGGAAATTTATGGATCGATAATTCGAATCGACAGCTTTATTTTTACGACGGAAATCAAGACGGCGAATATACCTTAGTAGGACCAGACTACAACGTGTTTCAAGGTAAATCAGGATTTGAAGTTGTATCAGTAATAGACATAACCGAAAGAAGTCGAACAATTCTTCTATTATACATAGGGAATAGTCTTTTTTCTGCTTTTACTGACGCTACGTTTAGATTAACAGATACTCAAAAGATTGCAGGCTATCCAGATGATCCCAATGATACTGTTTTTCCAAGACGTCAGCTTTTTACCAAAGGATTTAATCTTATAGATGATTCTATTGTATTCGGCGGTGTAGCAGAAAACGCTATTTCATTGATAGACTCTCAGGGAAACACAAAAACAGCTTCTGATTTTTTATCATCTAGCGGAAATACAGAAACTACTGGAACACTTACTATTCAAAATAGTTTCGGTTTATTGTTAGGCAATGGTTCTAGTTTGTATAGTCATTTGAGATTAGTCAATAATAACATCACTGTTTTAAGGACACTGCAAGAAAATACAGATATTGCGTTGCAAACAATTAGTGGAAGTAATTTTAGAAATGCTGTTTATATAAACGGCGCAACAGAAAGAGTCGGTATTTTTCAAACTAATCCTCAAGCAGAACTAGACGTTGAAGGTGATTTACGAGTATCACAAGATGCTGTAATATCAGGCAATCTTATAGTTAATGGAAATGCTACGTATGTTAATGTTGAAGATCTCAGAATTCAAGATAAAAATATACAGCTAGGAATTCAAGACAACCAGCCAGCAGGAGATGATAGTTTTGTTGACGGCGCAGGTATTACAGTAAAATCTTCAGATAGCGATAAAGAATTATTCTACGACAATGATACAGAAGCATGGACTTCTAATCTTGATTTTAATTTGTTATCAAATCACAGTTACAAAATTGATGGCATTGTTGTGATGAACAAAACTGCAATAGGTGCAAGTGTTACAAAAGCACCGGGTTTAAATCAAATAGGTGAGCTCGAGTACCTTGATGTTGACAATTTAAGTTTTGACGGAAATACTATTTCAACAGAAACCGGAGGATTGATTATTGATCCTAAGGGCAACATTTCAGCAAGCTTCAACAAAATTACCGATTTAACAGAACCAGACAATGCACAAGATGCTGCTAACAAGGATTATGTAGATACTTCTACTAGATCAATACCGGTTGTACTTTCTCTAGACACTACAGGTCTCGATAATCCTAGTTCTATAAATCCTTACAATGATGTTTTGGGTATACTTGAATCAATATCTCCTGCAAGTGAAAAAGAAAACGCAGTACCTGCTAGAATCCACTGTGTTTCTTATTTTGACACTCAGTTAACAGGTATTGATATATCAAATGCTGTTAATATCACGAATGAAAGCGTAATCAAAGCACCGCTAAATGGCGAACCTATCGATGTTAACGATTATGAATCAGTATCAGTTGTGAAAGACAACGAATTTAACACTATTTCTACTGATTATAATATAACACCAAACAGACAGAATATGACCTTTGAAACAATTAATGGATCGTGGGTGTGGATTAGCACTGATTAGAATTATCAAATAGGAAACAAGAATGGCATACACAATAAACAGATTTGATAGATCTATACTGACACAAGTCATAGACGGGACACTAGATAGAACCACTGACTTAAAATTGGTAGGAAAAAACTATGTTAGTTATGGCGAAGTGCAGAACGAAAATTTCCTATTTTTACTCGAAAACTTTTCTGGTACAAGCGAACCCGCTAGACCACTAAGCGGACAACTTTGGTACAATACAGACGGATCACGATTGAAAATTTACAACGGTAACAAATGGGAGTCGCTAGCACTTCTAGAGTTATCAAATGAAGCTCCGTTGCAAGTCAAGGGCAGCCTATGGAAACCTGCTAACGATAATACACTAAAATTCTTTGATGGTACCAGACACCGCAATCTAGGAATACTAGAAGAATCTGCTCAAGAACCTGCACAATCCGATATAGGAAATCTTTGGTGGAACACTAATGCCGGACAACTCTATACATATAACGGTTCTGAATGGGAGTTAATAGGGCCACAGAAAGCAGGTAATAATATAACACGTCTTGTTAGCGAAGTTATTACAGACAACAACGACAACGATAACCCGGTTGTAGTATCATATGTTAACGGCGAAAGAGTTTTTATAATCAGTGATTCTGAATTTACCCTTGATGATTCGACACCTATTCAAGGGTTTGACGTAATTAAAAAGGGCATTACTCTTGTAAATTCTACAGATGAAAAAGGTATTACTGATACTGATTCCGAATATTGGTTTTGGGGAACAGCATCAAACGCAAATTATCTAGACGGAATAACTAGCAGTCAGTTTTTGCGAAGCGACGAAGATACTGCTCTGCAAGGCAATCTACAACTTGTAGATAATAACACAGGATTAGAGTGGAACGAAAGTGCTGTTACTGTAAAGAATCAAAACGATAAACTTGAGTTTAGTGTTCCGGATTCGGGTGAATTTCTGTTCTACTATAATGACTTTGGATCAAAAAATCAACTTCTGAAAATAGACACGCAAGAAGGAGTAAACGGCCTTACTTTTAGAAATAACACAGTTTGGCACGCGGGTAACCAAGGATCGGGCACAGGCCTTGACGCAGATACACTAGATGGATTTGAAGCTAGCGATTTTCTACAGGCGAATGCAAAAGCAGTTGATTCTGACCTGTTAGATGGGTTTGATAGTACAGACTTTGTACGCTCCGCAGGCGATAAAATAACGGGAAATTTAGAAATACAAGGTGATAAATTAGGCGTTTTATGGAATGCTAACAGTTTTAATTCTGCTGCAATTCGTTTTTACACTAACGACAATACAGAGTCTAGACTAGAATATCAAATCACTGACGATAATAATGAATTTTTTACTTGGAAGGCATACAATGCAAGTTTTACATCTAGCATAGAATTACTTAAATTAGATACTGTTGACACTATAAACGGTTTAAAATTTAGAGGCAATACAGTATGGCACGAAGGTAATCAAGGCCCGGGTACAGGACTAAATGCTGATACACTTGACGGCGTAGAAGCCACAGGATTTTTACCAATTGACGGCAAAGCAGTAGATGCTGACAGAGCCGACAGAACACCTCTCGCTGATAGAGCGATACAAGCTGATAATGCTGGCACACTAGAAGGTTTTAATCAATCTGTATTCTATAGAAAGACCGGCGGACCGGTTTCGGACTTTGTTACACTTCATGCTGCCCCTGTTAATGATTTTCATGCTGCTACAAAAAAATATGTAGACGACGAAGTTGATCGATTAGAAGATTTAATAAATGAAGACCCTTTATGGGCAGGTGCTACGACACTATCTAATGTTGTTGCTACTTATAGCAGTTTTCCTGTAGGGACTAGAGTGTCTTTTTGGGATGAGCGTAACTACAGTAGGCCTGCAAATTCTAATGGCGGCTCGGTACATATATCTGATAGATATCGTAGAACAGTTAAAAAGGCAGGACCCAGTTCATGGGTAGATATAGGAGGCTAGAATGAGCGATTTAGAAAGAACAACAGCACTGGCCCAGTTTAATAAGTTAAACGGAAAATTTACAACCGTTTTAGGCATGGTAGATGACATTTCTATGCTTAATCATGATTTTTATAACTATCAAGAAGTAGAGATAGATTTGTACAACGAAACTGTGATAGGAGATTATCACAATTTTGAAATTGTAAATATAAATGAAGGTAACCTCGAAATTACTGAGGATATGCTTAACGAATTAGCAAGAGATAAAATCGTTAAGGAATACCCAATAGAAAGACAGCTTACAGTTTTAGGTAAAACTCTAGAAAAAATTGCCGATTCGTTGTCATTGGAAGACATAGATGATATTAAAGAGATGAATGATTACATCGATGAAGTAAAACGTGTAAATTCGATTCGAAAAGAATTCTATAAAAACAATCCTGATTACGACTATAAGAGCACAGAAGATTTAGATAGATTAATAAGTGAAAAATATGAAGGAAGTATCCAAGCATACAATGGAGAATTTACAAGTTTATAAAATTTACGAATACGATGTTGTAGATTCGGTATTCGACAAAATTTCCAAATTGGAAGAGCCTAGATGGATTGAGAGAAAATATTTGCAGCCAGGAAGAGCTGTAAACAATTCTCACTGTAGGTATGATTATTGTAATTTTGTTCAAATGCCGCAGACTCTACAAGAATTTTTTAAAACTATTGCGC